GGCGCCGTTAAATGCAGCTGTAAAAGAAAATTTAAAAACATACATTAACAATTATAGAATTTTAACAGATGCAGTTAATATTAAAACTGCATACATTATTAATATAGGAGTGAAATTTGAAATTATCACATTACCTGAATACAATTCAAATGAAGTTCTAATTAAATGTATTGATAAAATAAAAACGATATTTAATAACAAGCTATGGCAAATTAATCAGCCTATAGTTATTTCGAAATTATATACAGAATTAGATCGAGTAGAAGGAGTTCAGTCAGTTACTTCAGTACAAATTGCAAATTTATTTGATACTAATAGTGGGTACTCTGGTAATGTATATGATATAAGTGCAGCGACTAAAGCAGGAGTAATTTATCCTTCATTAGATCCTTCAATATTTGAAATTAAATATCCAAATAAAGATATCATTGGTAAAGTTGTTTCGCTTTAAATATAATTAATTATGATCTGGTCAATACCTACATTACAAGACACTACAATATACGAAACTGATCCTTATAGAAATACTGGATTAGACCAAATTTTAGAACTGCGAAAAGAAGGAGATAACTCAACAGGAGATTTGTCTGAATCTAGAATATTAATCAAATTTGATTTGTCTTCATTATCTTCAATATTATCTGATAATAGCATTTCAATAAATAATATTACTGCAGATTTAAAATTGTATACTGTACAAGAATTTGAAGTACCTCAATCATATAATATTGAAGCAAAAGCAGTTTCCAATGCATGGGTAAATGGAACAGGTTATTTAACCTCTCCTGCCGGCATTCAAAATAGCGATAGCATTACGGATGGAGCTACTTGGAAATCAGTTTCCGGTACTGGATCATTAAATTGGTCAGATATAACAACCGCAGGAACAGCTAGAGCATATAATATTGAAACAGGTGGTGGATCTTGGTATACAGCTTCAATAGTTAGTCAATCATTTAATTTTAAAACAGACGATACTTTAAGTATTGATGTTACTAATATTGTTAAAGCTTGGCATACTGGTTCAATGACAAATAATGGATTTTTAGTTACATTTAAAAATTCAGAAATTACAACAGCACATTGGCCTAAAACAGTAATGCAATTTTATGGATCAGATACTCATACAGTATATGAACCTCAATTGTTTATTAACTGGACAGGTTCTTTATATAGCACAGGATCTTTATCTGTCGTAACTTACGAAGACAATCCTATTGTTTATGTAAATTCTTTCAAAGGTGAATTTTTAAAAGATAAAAAAGTTAGAATTTCTTTAGGAGCTAGACCAAAATATCCTAGACCGGCATTTAGTCAAAATTCAACGTTTGCAACTTTAAAAGCATTACCAGCAACGTCGTATTATCAAATCAAAGATGCTCATAACGACAATATTATTATTCCATACAGTGATTATACTAAAATAAGTACTACTAGTGCAGGATCGTATTTTGATTTTTACACTACTATGTTATATGGAGAAAGATTTTATAAATTTGAAATTAAATCAATATTTTCTGGAGTAACAGAATATTTTACTTCAAACGATTTTACATTTAAAATAGTTAAATAATGATATCATACGAGTTACATGAATTTGACCCTGCTAAAATAATGACAGGGGAAATCAATCCTGATAAAATTGAACCAATTAAATTTCCTCCTTTTGAAAAAGACTCAAAGGGAATGACTGTTATTGATAAAAATCAAGATGTATCTTCTAAAAGAATTTTAGTTAATCTAAATACACAAAAAACATCACAAACAAAATTCAATCAGGTTATTGATGTTGAGTTTGCTGAATTTACTCGTAAAGATAGCGGTGCACCAATTAATTTTTTACAAGCTAAAATAGATGCGTTAGAAACTGAAAGACAAACACTATTGTCTAGTAAACAAACAGATGCTCAAAAAATTAAAAGTCTTAATGATAGAATTGCTCAACTTTTAGAGCAAATGAAAACTATGATTCAAAACCCAGGAACTCCTACGGTAAATGCAGAACCTGAATCAAATAAAGTTTCAAATATATTACGTTTTAATAAAAGTCTAATTTCACGTAAAATTGAAAATGGAATCCCAGCAGACAGGTTGTTATCAAAAAATAAAAAATACATTGCAGTAATGCAAGATGATAGAAACTTCGTAGTATATAAAGGAGAATTTGATATTTACGGTCAAGCAATTAAAGATATTCCATATGAAGCTGACTGGGCGTCTAACACTTATAGATCGACTGCCGGTACATGGTACCTTTTAGTATATGAATATGGATTAGGCATTAATTTAGTTGATAATGGCACTGACGATACGTTTGCATGGGTTAAAGAAATAAGTACTAGACAAAATAATACGGTTAAACCAGCACTATCAGACACTGGAACGTTATTATTAACTGATGAAGGTAAATTAGTTCTTACCAATTACGGAATGAAAGTTTGGGCTAACAAATAAAACAACCTGGAATATCTTAATAAGATATTTATATTAAAGAAATAAATGTTATCAGTTTACACTAATCAAAAAGAACTTTTAAAAGCATCTAGCACTTCAAAAGTGTCTAGATTAGAGTCTGTTGATAAAGCTCTTTTAGATGTTCGAAATTATTCAGTAACATTAAAATCAAGTTCATTACCTAATTTAGAATTGCATGTATATACTCCAGACGGAGTTTATTTAACCGGCAATCATAAAGCAATTTATTCTATTGAAAGTAATGACACTACTTCTAATTTAATTGCTTATCAACATGTAGGAATAGATGCTGTTAAGGAATTAGAAACGTTAGGAATTACCAGAGGTCAATATAGATTAGTATACAATTTCGTTGATAATATTTTAGGTAGTTATGAAAGCCAAAAAGCTTGGATTAAAGAAATATCGCCTTCTAGAAGAGAATTAAGAATTCAATTAGCTGACAATTCTAATACTGAATTATTACGACAGCTGTTTGAATTGCGTGATAGATGGGAAGAATTATCTACAAATGACATATTCGATTCATTTGTCTTAAACTTTGGATTTAATGAAACGTATCAAATAATTAATTTTAGATTTGATATTGATTTTACAGACACTCCAGAAGTAATTGTAAAGCTATATAATCCATTACCTGCAAAGTATGGAGAAAAATCTAAAGTTTGGATTTCAGAAGAAATTATCAATCCAATATTAGATGTCGTTTCTATTATTCCTAAACATATTCCAGATCCAGTTAATACATTAGCTGGTCCTAATTTTGAATTAGAATCTGAAGAAGGAGGATCTGTAGCAACAGACTTTAAATCGTGGAATGATTTATTATCTACAAATGTATCAACTTCACAACAATTAATTGATTCTCAATTTTCTGGCTCATTAGCAGGAATTAAATTAAATATCAATTATAGATTATTTGACAATTTTGTTCACTATGGATCTGCAGTTGAGCGAGTTAAAAACTTCAAATACAAATTAGAGTTAATTGAATATTATACAAATCAATCTGAAACTTTATCTCAAGTAATCGGAGGAACTATCGTTAACAATAATATATCAGATGTTTACTTTAAAAGAAATGCAGTTGTAAGTGGTTTTGATGATTTTGAAAAGTATTTATTTTTCGAGTCAACAGGTTCTAGATTATATACACATTACGATTCAGGCACGGGCTCAATTGACCCATGGCCTAAAAAAGCAGCTACTGCATTTACTTGGTTAGATGCTTATACTTTATGGAGTACATATAGTAGCAATTGGACCGAAGCAGGAGACCCTGATCCATATGAATATTTTAAAATTCAAGAAGCGACAAATTCTGTTAATGGAGAAACTTATTATGCAGACTTATTAGAAAAAGCTGAAATATACGATAGATTCAATACACATAAACTTCAAAATACAATTCCTTTACATATTCAAGACTCAGACGACTCAGATGAGTTTTTGTTGTTTGTAAATATGTTAGGTCAGCATTTTGATATTTTATGGACTTACGTTAACAGTCTTTCAAGTATACATACTCGAGAAGAACATCCTAAAGATGGTATGTCTGAAGATTTACTTTATCAAGTAGCCTCTTCTTTAGGCATTAATCTATTAAATGGAAGATCATCTTCTGAATTATGGAAATACTCTTTAGGTGTTGATGAAAATGGAATTGCTTTACAAGATGGTACAAATGGAATTACTTCAATTTCAGACGCATCTAATACAAAAGAAATTTGGAGAAGAATTGTAAACAATTTACCTTATATATTAAAAACCAAAGGCACTTCTAGATCTGTAAAAGCTCTTTTATCTTGTTTTGGTATTCCAGCATCCGTATTAACTATTAAAGAATATGGCGGTCCTTCAACATTTACTGATAATGATCATTATCCAGAGTATGTGCATGATGTTTATCATTATGCTTGGAACTCACAAACAGGTAGTTTAGAGTTACCGCTAGCTTCTTATAAAAATAGTTTAAATAATTACGTAGCTCCTAATACGCTAGAATTTAGATTTAAAACAGATAATAACAATTTATATCAATTAGGAAGTTATTATAATGTAATGAGTGACTCATTATACGGTACTTTATATTTAGAAAAAGATGCCGCAGATGATCAAGAAGGTACATTAAGATACTCTTCTTATACTAATTTAATTACAATTCCTAATTTACAAATATTTGATGATAGCTGGCATACAGTTGCTATATCAGAAGAAATAAATCAAGCTAATTCATATTCTCTTGTAAATGTAAATGACATTTATACAAATAACGGATCTGGATTATTAGGAGGAGGCTCAGTATACATTTACGATGAGATAACAACTCAACCTAAAGCATATTGGTCTGGAAGTTTACAGGAACCAGTAAGTATTAATCAACCATTTAGTGGTGGTCAAGTAAAATTTAATAAAGATGGTAATATTGAAAATAAACTTCAACCTGGTATTGCTTCTATATGGGACAATGTTAATAGTTTATTAGGATATATTTACATTACTAGCGTAACTGATTCAACTCCTACTATAACAGTAAATTATATAGAGCCAGCTAGTAATTGGGACGGAGCTGCCGTAGCTTATATTAGTGATAACGTTAATAACGTATGGAAAGGAAATTTAGTTGAAGCTGTAATTAATCAAGTAAGTCAGCCAGGTTCTATAGGTCCAGCAATTATAACAACTTTACAGGTAAATGGAGAGTCACTATTTTTAAAATCATTAGACTTAACTGGAAATCCTACCCCGTTTGGAATTAATTTTCCTATATTCCGTACAAACAACCTAACATCAAATAGTTCGTTTTGTTATACATATGGTTTATTAGATTGGGATGGTAATATAACTAGCTATGCTGGATACGACACCATTACTTACGATACTACTTTAAAAGTAGCTAAATCGCTATATGGCAATACTATATACATTAAATCAGGAAGTCATTCTACGAGTACAGTTACATCAATTTTAAATCGTAATTTAATATCTGATCCATATGGATATAATGCTAATGTACTTAATTTTGGAACTGCCAGTTCCGCTCGTACTATATATGGATTAGGAGGCACTGCATTATCTAA